GTCATGAGGGGAGGCGCGGTCATATGTCAAGATTAACAATTGAGCAGCTAATAGATAAATACTTTTTGTCTAGTGATTACAAACAGTTAGCTGATAAAACTAAAGCTACATATAAATATTCTATATCTGTTTTGTGCGACACAAACGTGGATGGTGTTTGCCTAAAAGAATGTAGCGTTAAAACTTTGAAGGGTTCACAGGCACGACAGGCGTATGAATTATGGCTAGAACGTGGCATTTATATGGCAAATCACATATGTGCTGTATCCCGCAAATTATACTCTTTTGCTATGGAAATGGGATATGCAGAAACCAATCCCTTTGCGACATTTAGACGCAAGACAGTCAAGCCACGTAAAGTTGTTTGGTCACGTGATGACCTTGTTAAGTTTCTTGACACAGCATATGCGGAGTACAAATACCGCAACGTAGGATTAATAGCACAAATGGCGTATGAATGGTGCCAACGTGTTGGTGATATGCGTACATTGCGATTTGACAATATAGATTTTGATAGCAATATTCTGAATCTGGAACAGTCAAAACGTGGTGCAAATGTTCACCTGCCTATCAGTGAGGACTTGATGCAGATGTTAACTCAGCAGAGAGAAGATTACGGGTTCCAAGATTATGTAGTACCCTATCCAGAGCCTAGAAACGGCACCTACAGCCCCTTCAGCATGGAAAGGCTGTCAAGGTACGCCAGACAGGTTACACGCCTTGCTGGGCTTCCTGACGAGTTACGAATAGCCGACTTGCGCCGAACAGGCACAACTGAAATGGTAGAAGCAGGTGTATCTATGGGGCAAATTATGTCGGTTACAGGACACTCAAATCCAAGTAGTGTAAAACCATACATGAAAAATACGTATGCCAGTGCAGAAAGTGCATTGACGACACGTAAAATTCATGCTAAAAGCACATTATAAGTGCCAAAGGAGAGATATTATATATACTATATATGAACATATAAGTGACTTAGACATAGGTATTGGTGAATCTAAGAGAATGAATTGTCCTAACTGTAATGGGTACAAAACATTTACAGTGACCAATAACATGGGTAAACTTTTGTGGAATTGTTATAAGTCTTCCTGTAAAATATCAGGCTCAAAGAAAGTTCGTCTTTCTGTAGATGATATACGCAATAAACATAATAGTGATTTGCCTATTGAAGATTTTGAGTTGCCTCCCTATATTGTATCGCATGGTGGCCGTAGGCATATCATCAAGTGGTGCGCTGAGTGGGGCATTGATGAGGAAGAGTTAGGGTTACTGCATGATGTAAAGGAGGACAGAGTTGTGTTTCCTGTGTACAGTGACGGAAAAATCGTAGATGCTACGGGCCGTGCGTTAGGAAAACGCTTGCCAAAGTGGAAACGATATGGTAACTTTCCTCTGCCATACACCTTTGGGTCCGGTGATGTGGCAGTTGTAGTCGAGGACTGTGTGAGTGCTGCCGTAGTTGGTAGTGATGTATGTGTCGGGGTCGCCGTGTTGGGTACATCACTTGCTCCTTACCACGTTGAGTACCTCACACAGTTCTCGACAGTAATAATAGCATTGGACCCAGATGCGTTACCTAAGACACTTGCATTTGCCAAAGAACTAAGGGGCCATGTGCAGAATGTTAAAGTGTTGAAGTTGACAGATGATTTAAAGTATCGTAATGAAACGGACCTAGAAAAGTTAAAGGAGCAAATTTGATATGGAACTATCTCTTGTAAGAAGTTTAATGGATAAAACATTCTACGATGATTATCGTGGTTCACGTTGTCCTGACCGTCTATTCAGTAAAGATGTACGTAAGATTAAACAAACCGTAGACAAAGCTATGGATAAATATTCTCGTACCGTCACACCTGATGAGGTTGAGGCATTGTTTATGTCGGCAAATAACACACTCACAACGGCACAGAAGGGTGCTTACAAGGACTTGTTCTTTAAGATTAAAAAGGAGCAACCCCTTGGAACAGATATTGCGGGTGAAGTTTTGTCTAAATTATTTCAGCAGGTTATTGGTGAGGACATCGCCAATCTGGGGTTTGACTATGTTAATGGTAGTCTTTCCAACCTTCAACCCCTTAGAGATATTCTTGATACTTATAACGATGATTTCATTCCCAATCTAAATGTGGAATGGGATGATATTAGTATCGAGTCTCTTATTAGTCGGAATGATTTGGAATCGCAGTGGACATTTAACATACCGTCACTTACACGTCATGTAGAGGGCGTCAATGGCGGTCACCTGATTGAAGTCGGCGCACGTCCAAACACAGGCAAGACTTCATTTCATGCCAGCTTGATTGCCAGCCCACACGGGTTTGCGCGGCAGGGTGCTAAGTGTATTGTCTTATGTAATGAGGAAGGTAGCCATCGTGTTGGCGCACGTTACCTGACTGCAGCTACAGGTATGACAATGCGTGAGGTAAAAGATAATCCTGCAAAAGCACGTGAATTGTACCAGCCTATCAAAAATAATATTAAGTTGTATGATAGTACAGGGCGTGATATGGCGTGGGTTGAATCTGTCTGTAAAAGTTATAATCCAGATATTGTTGTTTTGGACATGGGTGATAAGTTTGCACAGACGGGCGGTTTTGCACGTGCTGATGAGGCATTGAAGGCTAATGCCATCTATGCACGGCAGATTGCCAAGCAGTATGGTTGTGCGTTATTCTATATGTCACAGCTATCTGCTGAAGCAGAAGGTCGCGTTAATTTGAATCAGAGTATGATGGAAGGCTCACGTACAGGTAAGGCTGCTGAAGCTGACTTGATGGTTCTCATTGCTAAAAGCCCACAGACAAATACCAATACTGATAGTGAGGTTACAGAGGATGATGGTATGCGTCACCTTTGTGTCGCTAAGAATAAGTTGACAGGGTGGCATGGTCGTGTTATCTGTGACTTCAATTATCAGGTAGGGAGGTATGAAGGATGAAACTAACACTTGACGTAGAGAACACCGTCACCAAGCGCGGTGGTAAGATGCACCTTGACCCCTTTGAGCCAGAGAACTCACTGACTATGGTGGGTATGCTGACTGACCAAGGTGTTGAACGTATCGTTACCTTTGACCACAGTGAGGTGGATGCAGATGAAGGTGGACACGTATTGGTACAGGAGTTTCTTGATGCCGCTACAGTTCTTATCATGCACAATGCAGCGCATGACTTGCTGTGGCTTTGGGAGTCTGGCTTTACCTATGACGGTCCAGTGTTTGACACGATGCTGGCAGAGTATGTATTGCAGCGTGGTATTAAAGAGCCACTGTCTCTTGAGGCTTGTGCTGAACGGTACTTGCTTGGCACACGTAAACAGGACACACTAAAAGAATACTTTGCCAAGGGTTATAATACACGTGACATACCGCATGATTTGCTTGCATCATATCTGTCACATGACTTACATGCTACACAGCAGCTTTCTGACAGCTTAATAAAAAGACTTAATAGTGTTGATGATGCGGGTTTAATGAAGACAGTTGACCTGACTAATCGTGTGGCTGTAGTTCTGGCTGAAATTTATCGTAACGGATTTAATGTCGATAAGAATGTTTTGTCTGATGTACGGACACAATTTGAGAAGGAAAAGCAGGATATAGAAAAGTCGCTAAACAAATATGTAAAGGAACTGATGGGTGACACACCTATAAATCTTAATAGCCCAGAGCAGATGTCTTGGGTTATTTATAGCCGTAAGCCTACCGACAAAACTATGTGGAAAGAAATGTTCAATCCGGGTATGGGTGAGCGTGAGTTTAAGTCGGCTATCAACAACTACTCTTCTGTTGTGTACAAGACAAAAGCAGCGCAATGCTTTGCTTGTTATGGCACAGGGCGTGAGAAGAAAATAAAGAAGGATGGCACTCCTTATGCCAAGCAGCCTAAATGTAAATCTTGTGATGGTGTAGGTTTCAAGTTTGTTAGCACTGGTAAGATTGCAGGATTAAAGTTTAAGGCTCCTGATTACAAGTGGGTTAGTGCTAATGGTTTCAGTGTTAATAAACAAATGCTGGACCGTCTTGAGAATACTGCAAAGAAGAGTGGCTATGAAGAGGCAGAAAAATTTATGGCTAGTGTGAAGCGTTTGTCTGCACTGGATACATACCTATCCTCTTTTGTTGATGGCATACAAACATACACAAAGCAGGATGGTAAGTTACATGTCCGGTTATTGCAGCACCGCACTTCTACTGGACGGTTTAGTGGTGCTGACCCTAACATGCAGAACATGCCTCGTGGCGGTACGTTCCCTGTAAAGAAAGTATTTGTGTCACGATGGGATGGTGGTAAGATACTTGAGGCTGACTTTGCACAGCTAGAGTTTCGTGCTGCCGCATTTTTATCACAGGATGGAGTTGCAATTGAAGAAGTTTCTACTGGATTTGATGTACATGCATACACCGCTAAAGTTATTACCGATGCTGGTCAGCCTACGGATAGACAGACTGCAAAAGCGCACACCTTTGCTCCACTTTACGGGGCAACAGGGTACGGGCGCACACCTGCAGAAGCGGCCTACTACACACATTTCACTGACAAATACAAAGGTGTCTCGTCTTGGCACACCCGATTGGCTAAAGAAGCTATCTCGACACGTAAAATAATAACACCTACAGGTAGAGAATTTTCTTTTCCTGATATAGTAAGAAAGGCCAGCGGCAGTGTGTCGCACTTCACACAGATAAAAAATTATCCGGTACAAAGTTTTGCTACGGCAGACATTGTACCCGCCGTTCTGATACACATAAATAAAAAACTAAAATGTAAAAAATCCTGTATTGTCAATAGTGTACACGATTCTATTGTTATAGATGTTCACCCTGATGAGGAACAGGAAATAATAAATGTCATAAAAGACGTAAATAATGAACTAAATGACTTGATTACTTTAGAGTTTGGTATTACATTAAACGTACCACTTTTATTGGAATCAAAGATTGGAAAAAACTGGCTTGACACTAAAGACGTAGCCTGATATAACTATGCATCTAAATCTGAAAGGAGGTATTCAAATGAATACAAACATACTAGCAATTGACAATAATAACTACGCAGCTATGGCGAGGGCTATGGGTGTGGCAGTTGAAGAAACAAAGAAGTCAAATACTTTGGCTCGACTTAAAATTAATCATTCTCCAATCATGGGCGAAACGTCTGTAAATGGTAAGATGATGAATGTTGAAGTGGTAGGTGGTGGCACCTACAAACTGGACATTCCTGATGGGGGCAACCTGTATTCTAGCAGCGTGTCTATCCGTCCGTTTGTTCAGCGTTTCATGTATAAGCGTTACGTACCTAATCAGGGTGCGGGTCCAAATGAGCCACGGGGTACTTACCAGAAAACTATCATGGCAGATTCACTTAACGTGGATTTGAAGGATAACTTTGGTAATTTTAACTGTGGTAAGCCAGCGGGTTACATTGAAGATTTTAATGCTTTGCCGCAGGACCAGAAGGATTTGATTCGCCAAATTAAGCGTGTTCGTGTTATGTTTGGTCTTGTTACCATGCACAATCCAATCACTGAAACTGGCGATTCCGCTGAAGCTGAAGCAGTACCGTTTATCTGGGAGGTGGACAATCGTGATGCATTTAAGATTGTGGGTCAGCCTATGACCCGTCTTGCAAAGATGCAGCGTCTTCCTATCCAGCATAACATCCACTTTGAGACAGAAGAAAAAACCATTCCTACTGGTGCTGTCTTCTATCTTCCTACCACTTCACTAGATGTTTCTGATACAGTTACTCTTACGGAATCTGACCAAGATATCTTTGCCGATTTCATGGCGTGGATTCAGAACTACAATGACTATATCGGCACAGAGTGGGCGGCTAAGTCTCGTAACACTATGGAGCAGGACGATATGGAAACTGTAGATGATTTCATCGACATTGATACCGGAGAGGATGAGTAATGAAACATCCTGCTGAACTGGCGTTGCATCAATATTTGGAATCTGCTGTGCGCGGAGAATCCAATATATCTGATGACACCATAGATAGAATCTGTTCTGATATGAAGGATGCTCTAAAGCGTCAGTTTGGCTCTGGTAAGGGGGCCGACAAATTTAGGCTACGTATGTCTAATGTAGGTCGGCCTACCTGCCAGCTTTGGTTCCAAAAGAATAAACCGGAACGGGCAGCACCAAAGCCATCGACTTTTATCATAAATATGCTAATTGGCGATATAGTAGAGGCTGTATTTAAAGGTCTGCTTACTGAGGCGGGGGTAAAGTTTAAGGATTCAGACAAGGTATCACTCGTGCTTGATGATAAGACCACGATATCAGGAGAGTATGACCTTGTAATTGACGGGGCTGTGGATGACGTAAAGTCTGCCTCTGATTGGTCATATAAAAACAAGTTTGACTCTTACGAATCTCTTAGCAGCGGCGATTCTTTCGGCTATGTTGCACAGCTTGCAGGGTATGCAAAGGCTTCTGGAACCAAAGCCGGGGGCTGGTGGGTAATAAACAAGGCAAATGGTCAGTTTAAATATACCCCAGCCAGTGGAATGAACCTAGATGAAAAGATTGAAGACATCAAAAAGACTGTAGAAACTGTTGAGAATAATGAGTTTCGCAGGTGTTTTGAACCGGAGATTGAAACATTTAGGGGCAAGACAACAGGAAATAAAGTACTGAATAAGAACTGCACTTTCTGTGATTTCCGCTATGCTTGTTGGCCTACCCTACGGGAAATGCCAGCAGCCATGTCAAAGGCAAAGGAACCTAAGATGGTTCAGTATGTTCAACTAGCAGGAGAACATTTTGCCCCCTAACTACAAACAGTACAGGGCCGCTCGTAAATATGGATATCGTAGCGGCCTTGAACATAAAATATCACTATACCTAGATGAACATAATATAGAATATTTATATGAGAAGTTGAAGATTGAATGGGAAGATTTAACGTATCGTACGTATACTCCTGACTTTATATTAGACAATGGTGTTATTATAGAGAGTAAGGGCTTGTTTACTGCGGCAGATAGAAAAAAACACCTTGCCATTAAAAAACAACATCCCAAACTAGATATACGATTTGTGTTTGAGAATAGTAAAAAGAAGTTACAGAAAGGCGCAAAGTCTAGTTACGCTCAGTGGTGTATCAAGTATGGCTTTTTGTACTATGATAGAATAATTCCAGAGGATTGGCTAAAGGAAAAGGGTAAAAATAAACATCCCAACTTTATATGCTTTCCTAAGAAAAAACTTATAAGGAGGTACAAATGAACGATAGCTTAGACGGAACTTTTGAGGACGATGACTTTATTATTATCATCAGACCACGTATTGAAGGAACGGAATGGGTAGGGGAAATTGATGTCAGCGTAGTCAATTCAGGCAAATCTATTTTAAATGACCAAGATTACTCTGCCATGATGCACTTTACCCGTATGGTTTGTTCATCCATCCCTTTGATGGAGGAGAATGAAGAGTTTAGGAGAGGTTGTGAAAATTTAGCTGAGTCTTATATGCCAGTTGATGAACCAGAAGAAAACGAATTGACAGTTACAGAACGAGATGGTAATGTCATCACACTAGCTTTTAACAGTAATACGAAAGGAAGTGCTTGATGAGACATGAAGAATATATGCAAGAACGAGCCGCTATGGAGCAACTAGAACAAGCAGGTAAAGAAGCATATGGTAATGTGGACATGGTAAATAGCCCACCACATTACAATCAAACAGGTATTGAGTGTATTCATGCTATCTCTGCAGCGACTAATAACGGCTTTAAATACTATCTGCAGGGCAATATTCTAAAATACTTGTGGCGTTTTGACTATAAGGATAAACCACTTGAGGATTTGAAGAAGGCCCAGTGGTATCTGGACAAGTTGATTGAAGAGGTAATGGCAGATGGTAAGAGTTAAAATGTTTATTACCATTGAAGTAGATGAAGAAGAATATCCTATCCCGGCAGATGGTCGCGTAGGAGAAGAAATAGAAGACGTAATGCATGATTTATTTTATGACATTGACGGAGCAGAAATTAAAACGATACGAACAATAACGGAGTGACAGATGAACAATTATCTACCAACAGACTACCAAAACTTCATCGCGCTATCACGGTATGCCCGATGGAAAGAAGATGAACAACGCCGTGAGACATGGGTTGAGACAGTAGAACGCTACTTTGATTACATGAAGAACCACCTGTACAGTACCTGTAACTACGTGCTGTCCGATGAACTGCGTGGTGAACTAGAAGAGGCCGTACTGAACCAAGACATTATGCCTAGCATGAGAGCCTTGATGACATCTGGCCCAGCACTAGACCGCTGCCACGTGGGTGCATACAACTGTTCCTACGTGCCTATAGACAACCCACGGGCATTCGATGAGACTATGTACATCCTCATGTGTGGCACGGGTGTAGGCTTCTCTGTGGAGCGTGAGAACGTGGACAAGCTGCCTGTCATTAACGAGGACATGCACAATACAGATACAGTAATCAAGGTTGGTGACAGCCGCCCCGGTTGGGCAAAGTCTCTGCGTGAACTTATCTCTCTGCTGTATGCAGGTCAGATTCCCAAGTGGGATGTATCAGAGGTGCGTCCTGCAGGTGCAAGGCTCAAGACATTCGGTGGTCGTGCCAGTGGCCCAGCACCACTAGAGGAACTGTTTGAGTTTGTCATTGCCAAATTCAAGAACGCAGCAGGTCGTAAGCTATTTCCAATCGAATGTCACGATATCATGTGTAAGATTGGAGAGGTTGTAGTTGTCGGTGGTGTACGCCGCAGCGCACTCATCAGCCTGTCTAACTTGAATGATGACCAGATGGCACATGCCAAGTCAGGTATGTGGTGGGAGAATGAAGGCCAACGTGCGCTGGCTAACAACAGCGTAGCCTACAAGGGTAAGCCAGAGATGGGTACATTCATGCGTGAGTGGGTATCTCTGTACGAATCTAAGTCAGGTGAGCGTGGTATCTTCAACCGTGCGGCAGCACAGACACAAGCAGCCAAGAATGGTAGACGTGATACGCAACATGATTTCGGATGCAATCCCTGCAGTGAAATTATCTTACGTCCATATCAGTTCTGCAATTTGTCAGAGGTAGTTGCCCGTGCTGGTGATACACAGCAGACACTGCGAGAGAAGGTACGCCTTGCTACAATCTTGGGTACATTCCAGTCAACACTGACTGACTTCAAATATCTGCGTAAGGTATGGCAGAAGAACACAGAGGAAGAGCGTTTGTTGGGCGTGTCACTGACAGGCATCATGGACAACGACTTGCTCAGTGGTACGTCAGCCCATCTTGGCAAGAACATTGGGCAGACACTGGAGACATTGCGTGACACAGCAGTAGAGACTAACGCTGCTATGGCTGAACAGCTTGGTATTCCACAGTCAACGGCTATCACATGTGTCAAGCCTAGCGGCACAGTGTCGCAGCTTGTTGACAGTGCGTCTGGTATTCATGCGCGGCACAACCCGCACTACATTCGGACTGTACGTGGTGATAACAAAGACCCGCTCACACAGTTCCTTATGTCGGAAGGCATCCCAGCAGAGCCAGATGTTATGAAGCCTGAGTCCACGACAGTGTTCAGCTTCCCAATGGCATCACCACGTGGGGCGGTTACACGCACAATCCTGTCGGCTATTGAACAGCTTGAGTTGTGGCTTACCTACCAGCGTTACTGGTGTGAACACAAACCATCAGTGACAATCTCTGTGAAAGAGAATGAGTGGATGGACGTGGGTGCTTGGGTATACAAACACTTTGATGAAGTGTCAGGCATTAGCTTCCTACCATTCAGTGACCATACGTACAAGCAAGCACCGTATCAGGACTGTACAGAAGATGAATATGATGCTATGTTAGTGCAGATGCCTAAGAGTGTCGATTGGTCAAAGCTGCAGGAGTTTGAGAAAGAAGACACAACATCAGGTGGACGTGAGTTAGCGTGTACTGCAGATGCGTGTGAGATTGTAGACTTGAACGCAGCATGATTGAAGGAGTGGACATGCCTACATGGTGGCAGTGGTGGCTGATACTAGCTATCACTGTCAACACCACAATCAATTTGATTGTATTCTTCAAGCATAGGTTTAAACAGAAAGGAGTTGACAGATGAGAGAGAGAATGTTAGAAGTACTGAGAAGTCATGCAGAGGCAAATATCAATCTGCATGTAATGAACATTGAAACATACCTCAAGAATCCAGCAGGTATCGGAGAACACTCTGATATTATGGAAGCTATACAGGGTGAGTTGGATAAGATTGCAATGCACTCTGACAGGATGGATATCTTGACAGACTATTTCAATGAGTAGTAAACTTGTTTGGAAGCGGGGTAAGGATTGGTTGATAGCTAATCCACCCCGCAAGTCTGAACAGTATAAAGAATGGCTAAAGGAAAAGGAGAAGCATGATGACAGAACAAAACAAAATCACGATTAATGAAACGGAGTACGACTTCGCTGACCTTGGTGAGCAATCGCAGTACTTTGTGAATCAGGTACGCAATCTAAAAGGTCGCATCGCAGAAGCAAGGTTCAACATTGACCAGCTTGTTGCAGCAGAGGACGCTTTTAGTAAGGCACTGATTGCATCTGTACAGGAACAAACAGAAACTACAACCGAAACTGAACAGTAGGAGGTTTATTTATGGATAAACTTGAACCAAACAAGCATGAC